AAGTTCTTAATTGCGGCGATTTGATTTGGATGCCACATGGTTACGGGTCGGCACTCAATGCCGTCAACAACGCACCGAACAACTAAGCCGATGTCATTCACAGTTGGGGTCATCGTTTGCGTAGTCACCCGCGCAACGTCGTTCACATACCATTGATAACTGACACCAGTTGGAGCAACAAGTGTTTCATTTGGATATGCAAAACCACTAATAGTTAAAACACTTTCATGAATTGCCCGGCCTAAAGAACGGCCTAAAGACCGACCCAATGCGGCATAGTTTGCAGAAAATATCATTATACTTTACGATGTGCGAGATCAAACTTAACACTTGTAGTACCACTTGCTCCAGTGATTTGTACTGCGAGTGTTTGACTTGGCGGAGAAATAACAATGTATGCAGATGAAGTTGTCATCGTCAATGCATCTCGAGCTGAGTCTAAGAATGGTGCAAAAGCATCAGAGCCATCAACATAACCAAGTGTAGCTGTACAACCTCCAAACGTTCCTGAAACATAGAGTATATAATCATTCGCAATAAATGGAGCATTTATCGTGTATGTATTGTTTGACGTTACAGGATTTGTTTTGACGTATGGAATCATATTGGTATTTATACAAAATTAAATTTACTGAGTCTCTTGATCATTATAGAGACTTGCAGTAAGTTCAACCTTTTTAATGTCAAGTATTGTACGAGCTTTATCTTGAAGAAGTTGATTAAACGCCGCGTCAGCAGACACTGTTTCACCATCTAATATATTTTGAATTAATTCTTTAGTTTCCATATTGTTTATTTATTTTACATTTCTTCATCTGTTTGAGGAGTGGCAGTGCCTTGTTCCTCAGAGATTTCAGTATTCATCTTTTCAATTTCGTCATCAGACATATTAAGCAGATTACTACGCACCCATTTTTCACTGTAATATTTACCAACGTGTGATGAGACAGCATCAAGCATTGCAATGCGCTCTTTCATAATTTCAAAGTCTTTTAACTCACTAAAGAAGTTGTCTTCAACATAGTCAATTGAGATGTTTTCTTTGATTTTACCCCAATCATCTTCAGTAATAATACCTTTAAGAATCAACTGTACGCGTAAGAGATCAATAAAGAGAATTGAGAATTTTTTACGAAGTCGGTTAACAAACTTTTGAAATTTAACCTCTTCGCGAGATATTTCACTGACACGTCCCATATTAAATCCAGTCTCACCCTCAAGGCGATTAACAGGAATGTTTAGTGAACGATAGAGTTTCTTTTGGAAAAAGATGACGTCCTCAATTTGGCTGAGGTTATCACCACCAGGCAGTGTTGTAATTTCTGTTCCACGACCACCTTCTCGACGAGGCAACCAAAAGTCTTCAAGCATACTCATGCTCTTACGATCATCTCGAATCTCGCCAGTAGTTGCATCATAGACAAGTTTATTACGATACTTTGCCATAATGCCTTGAACATACTCTTCAGCTTTACCCTTTGGTAAGTTACCAATGTCAATGTAGAAAATACGACGCTCAGGCGCACGTGATATACGATAGATGACAAGAGCGTCTTCCATCATACGCAACTGGTTGACAAGCTTTACGCTCTTGTTAAGATATGAAACAGCAGCTTTTCCAGACTCGTCTAATATTCCAGATGGAACATAGACAACAGTGTTAGGATCAATTTTTACACCGTTTGTACCAGAGGTACTCGACCAGTCTTCAGAATACAAGAAATATTCACCAGTAATCTCAGTGGTTTTTGTTCCAGTAGTTTTGTCAATTTTGTTTGTAACCTCTTTAATTTTTTTAATTTTTAAAGGATCAATTGCTCGAATCTCTTTTATGCCTTCTTTTGGCTTTTTAGTGTCAAACATTATGTGATAGTAGAGTTTACCATCAATATACCAACGGCGAAAAATATCATATCCGTTGTAGTTAAATGATAGAAGCTCCAGCAACTCACCAAACTCTTCACGAATTTTTTTCTTAATGCTGTCTGGCTGATCAAGATTATTCATAATAATATTGACTGGCATACCATCGCTGTCAGAGACAATTGCAGCATTTACAATATCAGAAATTGCAGCGTCACACTCTGGTTGTGAAGCAGCACTGCGACACTTTAATATTGTGTCTTTTTCGTTTGTAAGCGATGCACCGTCAATGTCAAGTACGTGTCCATAATAACCAGAAGCACTGCTACTAGCTAATACAGAAGTACCGTCATTCTCAATTGGGGTAGAGAATGACGGTATGTTAGAATCTCCAGAAGAGTTGTTCTTGTCAATTATTTTTGATAATTCATATCCAAATAGCTTCATAATATATATTTATAACGAAAAATATTAGCCAAGAGTACTATTTGAAGTCCAATATTGATATTGAAATTCAACAGTAAACTCTTCAATCTGATCATTTGTTTCGTAATTGAGTTCAATTTGCGAAATATTTGTTGGAAATGCACCAACAAAAGTGTATACTTTCGTAGGAGCTTCGCTTGAACCATCACGACTCAATTGTTTTACCGCTAAATCTTTGTAGTAGTTTAATGGACCAACACGACCAGAAGAAGTGTTTGATGCATGTCTATTGATAAGATTCATCCACTCTTCAAGTGCATTACGGATTTCCATATTAACATCGTTAATTACTGTAATTGTCCATGGTTCGAATGTACGATCACCAGCAACCTTTAATTTACGACCACGATATGGTACTTCAATTGGTGCAATTACACTTGCAGGCAATTGAGCTCCCTTTACCAAGAATCTGCTTTTGGAAGAGACATTATTTCCAGAAACTCCTTCTGGAAAATAAAGTTCAACTTCAAACAGGTTGGGACGAGCTCCGCCACCAGCAAACGCGTTTTTAAAATTTGATAAATTACTCATTGTTTTATTTATTTATAGTGTTTTATTAAGATTATGCACCAATTTCGCTAAAAGCAATACCACTACGACTTGCAATGAAGTTTAGGGTGATATAGTTAATTGAACGGGCAGGTTTAATATAGATATCAGCTACAAATCGATTTGTATCAATGACCTGTGCAGTATTGTTTGTTTCGTCACAAACAATATTATAATCGGTAATACCACGACGTGATTGAACATCGCGTAACAGCGGTTCAATTGTGTTGATAAATGTATTACGAGTAAATTGATCGTTAAATTCAAACAACTGGAATTTAGCTGTAGTAGCACATGCTTTTTGTAAAGAGATAAACAACCTACGAACATTGATGCGATCAAATGCGCTTGGGCGAGTTTGTCCAGTCTTGTCGCCAAGTAGAACAATACCTTGACCAGCAACATTTACAATTGGATTGATGTTGTTGCTATAGAGTTCGTCTCTGTCAACTTGTACTGGATTGTATGCAAGTTTAACAACTCCACGAAGTTGGCCACGGTTATAACCAGCTGGCGAGAACCATGCATCAGCTACATTGTCTGTGTATGCACAGAGTCCGGCCATATGACCGCATGCAGGCACCCATTCATATTTGTCAGCATACTTGTTATAGACATAGACTGGGCTACTGTCAAAAACAGCAAAGCTTGATAAATCGCTAACCGCGTCTTTTGCACTTTTAACTTCTGCAAGTTTAGTTGCATCAGTACTCAATGTATAGAGTTCAAGTGGAGCAGAGAGGAATGCCATACAGTCTTTACGAGTTTTTGCAATGATAGCAAGTTTATCATTGATTGCTGCAGTAGTATCATCTTCAAATGCTTCAGCAAATAGTAGAGAAATATCAACAGTTTCAGAATCAGCAAAAAGACCAAGTGCAGTTGTAACATTCGCAATAGAACGTGTACCATCTACACCTAGAGTGAAAGTATAGAGACCCTTGCTATTTCCATCTAAAGTATATGTATTATTGGTTAAAGTCTGTGCATCAGTCGGATCACCAACAAAAATGTATTGTGAACCAACGTTAATTACATCTTTCCAATAGTTTGATGCTCCACTTACAGTTTTAGCATTTGCATTAAAGGATAGTCCTTCAAATGTTTCTAATACTGTGCCTTTAACACCAGTAAATTCACCATTTTTGTCATATACAATTACGTGAACTTCATCGTTTGTGTATGTTATTGAACTTACGTCAGATGCCCATGTAGTTGTGCTTGGCAGATTAGCAAAATATAATTTATTTGTTGCTAAAATATCTGCATCAACCATGTTATTTGCATGGAATAATTGAACACTTAAAGAATCGCCGAGTGATCCAGGGCATCGTGCATAAAATGCATCAACAATGCCTGTTGTCATAAGATCATATGCATCTTTATTTTTAATTAAGACGTCGTTTGCAGTGATTGTGTTGTAACCTGCAGCTTCACCCTTAGAGTTACGAGCTGTAGTACCAACAGCACGAACAACTTTCAAAGAGTTTCCATATTTAAGGAAACTTTCTGCCGTTAAAAATGATACAGATGTTGCATCAGTTGACTTTTTGGGAGTGCCGAAAGTTTCTCCTAAACGTTTCTCAGAGGAAACATTTATGATTTGGTCAGCTGGACCCCAATTAAAATGACCAGCATATGCACCTATTGATGCTGATGTTGGCTGTGCTACTGTGGTTAAATCAGTTTCAGTGATTTGAACCCCGACGCTTTGTAAATATGACATATATGTGTTTTTACCTTTCTTCAGTGTTTAATTATAAGTTGAAACATAATAAGAATTTTTCAATCTACTGTTATTTATAAAACGTGACGTTTACAGCGAATTCCAGTCATCAATAGCCTGGCGTTGTCGTTCATAGTCTAACATGCTTGGCGTCTTATCATATGCAGGTGTATCAATAATTCCAAATGGCGGCAGGTCTTCTTCCATTTCACGAATTTTATCACTGTAGAGTAGTTCTTTAAGATCAACATTACTCATGCCTCCAAAGGCATCAGTGCTAACAAACCATGCAAACAAGACAAGATTCATAACCATGTCATCATGTGCCGAACCACTTGCAGCATAACTATCACCTTTTGGTTCAAAACTACTTAGCTCGTGAATTGTGTGAGGATCAACAATTTGAAGTTTGCCACTTTCAACCAGGTCTTTAAGGTTACTACAACCAATTCGTTTAACACGCTTTGTCATTGTAACACCAATACCACTACTCTTTACGCTGCTCTGAACAAATGTGTTGTCATACTCATAGTTGTAATAGAGTGAGTTACAGACAACCTGACCAGAGTCATTATTTTCAACCACAGCTAGAGCGTTGTTGTATGTCTTTGCAGCACGAACAATAAGTTCTGGAAATATAAGAGGAGACACTGTGTTATCACGATATGTACACACCATTTTAAATGGCATACTAGAAATATCAACTACACTAAATGTGCTATAATCTTGTCCACGCCCTTTACTAACATCAACAGTCATAATATACTCATGACCTTCTTCAGGTTCATAGTAATAATTTATTCCATATTGTCGTTTTAGTGGCTCTATTGCTGATAGTCCTAAGAGTGTTTCAGATGATATAAGCGTTTGAGAACTTCCAATAAAGGAACAGCTATACTCCTGTTCAAATTGAAGCTCACTTGTGTTTGCAATAGTTTGACGTTTCCATTCTTCATCGCGTCCTGGAACGTCTTGCCAACGAATGCGAAATGGCTTAAATTCATTGCTCTTTTGCACTGAACCTTCCCATATTTTATAAAACATATTGCCTACACCATTTGGAGTACTTGTAATAATAACCTTTGT